TGTTCCATCGTACCACCCACGATGCCCGTCGCCATGCGCTTGGTAAACGAGTTGTCGATAGCCGGACAGTCATCAGGAATATAGCCGTGAATGTTCTCGATATCGAGATTGGAATAGAAGCCGTCGTTGCTCTTAGCCACCTTCTTATTCAAAATAGATATAGCGAATACAACCGGCGGCAGGTCACGCGCCATGCGAGCTATGTACGACTCGCCAACAATATCGAGATTGTCTAAGGTAGAGACACGCCAGAAGGCAAAGGCATTGCACTGTAACTCACGGATCTTCTTTGCATACGACTTCGACTGGTAAATCATCTGCATGTCGAAGTCCTGTTCTGGGGTAATGAGATACTTATGACAGAAAATCAATTCCGCTTCTTCAGGCGTGATGAGTTTGTAGTTTACGGCCATGTCGAGCATCGCTTTGTTAATGCGCTTGCCGTAGTTAGGCAGGATCTTAAACGGGCCTTCGTGGTTCATCATGGCTTCGGCCTTGATGCGGATAGCCTCTATATCCTCCGGACGCTGTACGATAGGCACACACTTATCTTTCTCGGCTGCATCCATCAGATCGTTGTAGTAGATGACGCGCTCGGCATACGCCTGCAATTCATCCTGGATTTCACGATAGGTCTTATCAACCAACGGGCCTGTGTCAGGATGTGCGTCGAGCTTATCCTCTTCCTTTTCGAGCCAGTTGCCCTTGCTGGTCAGCGAGGCATCAGAAGCAAAGAAGGTGCTTTTGAACATCGGGTTATCCTCGGTGTAGCCCAGATTGCCGTAAGGGTCAACAATACCCGACAGGGCAGGCATAACCTCACCATCGAGTTTCGATTTCGACATGAATTTACACTCATCAGCCACAATGGAGTTAGCCGTGATAGAGTTGGCAGATCCGGTGACGGCGAGTGAAATGAGTTGCCAAAGTGTACCATTTGCAAACCAGATGCAGTTATCCCAGGTCTTTGGCTTAATGATCGGCGACTTCACCCAACGAGGCGGTTTGCCCCATCCGAAATGACGGCCTTCCTTCAGTCCGAAGAAACGCTCAATAGCTGCTATCGTACCTGGAACAGTACGGGTGTATAGCTGCTTGCGCGAGTTACCAAGCCAGATGTTCGTAGCACGGGGCATGGACTTCGACACCCGATAGATGCGAGGGCCTAACGTGCCATCAGTCTTACCGAAACGACGGGCACCAAGCAAGCGTCCGTCGCGCACATTCATTAAATATATAAGGTATTGCTTATAATTTAAATAGACCTTCCTCATGGCAATGGATCTTCGTCAAACACATCCTTTTCAGGTTCTTTGTCGCCCTCTTCGTCGGGCATTTCCCAGGTGCCGTCGCTGTTCTGAATCATGTCAATCACCTGTTTGTCGGTCAGACCATAGCGACGGGCCAGTTTCTTGCGCTCTTCGTCGGTGTAGTTCACACGGTCACGTTTCACGACAGAGACATCATGCGTCAGCACAATATCCGAGTCAGGCATCTGTTCCTCCGCATCATCCTTTTCCTTGAAGCCGTTGTAGAGATCCATCTTCAGGTCGGCACCTGACTTCACACTACGCGGGTCGCCCATTTTCATGCCCTCGCGAATAAGCCAGTCGGAGGCATCCTGCACCTTCGCACGTTCGATATTATCCATCGGCACCTCAAAGCGTCCGATGATATGATTGAAGAGTGCAAGGTCGTTAGATATCTCAGTCGGTGTACGCGGAATGCCAGGGCGCACATTCATGGCATCGACATACTCCTGGGCCTTTGCGTCACCCTCGGCAGCACGACGGAGTAGGATAGGGTACTCACGGGCCGCAATGTTACGGAGCACATCAGAGGCACGTAGCTGCTTATCCTGGAGCCATCGCTGATAGACCTCATAGGCGAGCATGGCACGGAAACGCTGGTCGGGCGACATCACCATCTTTTCGATGGAAATGCCACCTAACAGCCAACGTTCGACCTTATCAAAGTATTTCTCTGAGGGCTTCGACATTACGCAATACCTTTGGCAATATGCTTACGTTTGCGCTTATTATACTTATCCTTACCCGTGCGCATCAGGTACTCGCCATATTCCTTGGGCGACATGCCGTAGTTACCGGCTATACGCAGACCACCGCCACCAGGGATGGTGGGATTCTGAAGATATTGCTGCACCGTCTGACCAGGATTGGCACGCTGTGCCTGCTGGCCCTGCTGATTGAGGTAACGCTGCGGAGCCTGTTGTGTGACTTGCTGGCCTTTGACCTGCTGCATAGACTGTTCAGCCAACTGCTGACCCGATGGTGATGATACCAAACCCAGAGCACCGGCAGCCATAGCGCCGAGCACTGTCATAACTTTACTCTTCTTCATTTTTCTTTGATTTTTTGTTATTAATAGTATAATTTTCCGCATCCTTACGGGCTGCTTCCAAAACGGGATAGTAATGCTTTGCCTCTTCCTCACCAGCCAGTTCCACCAGCTGCTGATAACGCTCCTCCATCGTCTTTACACGGCGAGGGGTGTTGAGCTTATCCTTACGGGTGAGATACTTAATGAGGTCGGCGATTTCCTTCTTCTTCTTTTCCTCGGCCTCGCGGATCTTTGCCTGCTCAGGGTCGTTACGCTTGATGTCGTCGATAACCTGCTGTTTGATGATAGCCTTCTGCTGGTCATCAAACTTATCCCAATACACGCGGAGCTTGGTGCGCCATTCCTGCGGGTCGGCCTTCGCTGCCTGGATCTTCGCGATATAGGTGGTATCTTCCTTCAGACGTACATAGACGTGGGCCAGTTCGCTATCCACATGTTCGTAGATATTCTCGTACTGCTGCTTATACGTCACGGCATCCTCAGAGTATGGTGCCACTTCTTCCTCCGGATGACCAGCCAAAGCCATAGCCTTGGCCGTTGCCGCACAGTCGGCTTCCTTCTGGCGCAAATCGCGCACAGTCTCTACGGCCTCCTGAAGGGCAGGAGAGAGCAACCATTTGATTTCGTCCAGGCGAAGCAGCGTACCGCCACCCATCGAGCCAGAGACCGATTCCGTGTCGGGTGTCTCTACAACGGGGATATCACTCTTCTTACCAAACAGCGTCTCTTCCTTTTCCTCCTGTTCCTGGCGCTCCTTCTCGGCCTGCAACTGACGGGCAGCCTGTTCATCCTTCGTAGGACGGCCCACATGGGGAGTCAGAAGATTGGGGTCGTTAAGATCCACGGTTTTCATCATACCTATCATACCCTGTACCTCCGTGGCCACCTTATCGGCATAGCGACGGAGCAACTTACGACGGGCTCCATAATCCTTAAACCTGAGAGACTCCTGTACGAACGCACGGCAGTAGGCAAACGGCTCCATCATGTGAAGGCCGCGCTCAAACTCCGCTTTCAGTTCGCCGGTCACGCCCTTCTGCTCGATCTGTGGCAGAGTGGCGGCATACCATTTCTGAAAGTCGGCCAGCCAGGAACTACGCTCCTGCTGCGACATCTGATTGAATAACTTTTTTTCCATACTCTTTTACTTTCGATATTCGAGATTCAATTTTACGAAAGCAAAGGTAGGAAACCTATCGGGGAACTATGTGACAAAAATCGGGGATAGAAAAAGCCCGCATCGGGGATAGTCCTCGGTACGGGCCTTATGATTGCAAACGAAACGCGCTTAGGGGTTCGCAGGTGCTGGCTGTGCAGAAGCCAGCAGTGACTCCCAGCCACCAGTCTCAGGAGCGGTCACGTACAGGTTCTGATACAGAACACCGTTCAAGTGGAACTCCAGTGTGGTCTGGCGGTCGTCAGAAGTGGCAGCGCCGGTGTCAGAAGCGATACCGCCCTGCTCTACCTTCACGCGATGGTTGGGGTCATACATGATCTGAGTGTCGCCGGTCTGACCATCAGGAACGATGATACAGATGTCGAGGTTGTTCAGCGCACGGCTCAACTCAGCAATACGTTTGTTGACGCTCTCAATGGTAGCATTGTAGGTGAGGTTGAAACCACCGTTGTTACCCTGGCTCTCGCCCTTGATCTGCTGCGTCTCATCCTTCAGGTCGAACTTATACAAGCCCTTACCGCTCTTGAAGGTAGGAGTAGAGTAGATGCAACCGCTAAGAGTCAATGGAGCAGCGAGGTCGCCCTTCACGAAGTAATATGCTACAGCCGATGTACCACCGATGTTTTCGAGGCAGTTCTCTTCGTTCAGGTAGTCGGCCAGCTCAGGACAATTAATATTTCCCATATTCTTACTCTTTTTTAATAGTGATTACTTAATGCAGAAAGGAAAAAGCGGAAGGGCTTGCGCCCTCCCAGACTTTTTTACTCGAAGAAGGCTGTGATAGCCATTGGCATACCGGTAGCGGTGATGGTAATCTCCTTATCGGTCTTACCATTGCTCCACTGCTTGAATACCTTATGACCTTCGGCAGTGCCTTCAACGGCCTTCAGGGTGATCAGAGCGTTAGGAGCGAACTCTGCGGGCTCATCGTAGTCCTCGCCATTGACCTGTACCTTAGCGGCAGCGTCGGCACCATCGAGAGTTACAACCAGCTTAGAGTTGGTGTAGTCGCCATTGATGACGTTCTCAGCAATCGAGCCATCGCTCATCACGAATGCGCTGGGGAGCGGATTCATAATGCGTGTGCCCTGGATTGACTGGATCTGGAAAATCACATCCTGAGCGTCCTCATCCGAACCGAACTGAGTCTTAACAAAAGACTGGTTGTTTTCAGAATCCACGCCATACTGGAGGTTTCCAGGAATAGTGGCCATCATACGAGTACCAACACCCCATGCGTCTGAAGGACAGAACTCTACGCGAGGCATTTCAGGCACGGTGAAGTTGCCGTTAGGCAGGTAGTTCACCTTAGAGTTGCCATGATACTTGTTGCTGTAACCCTGAGCGATGTAGAGACCGCGCAGGATGTCAACATGCAGCTTCACGAGCTTCTGCTGACGGAGGCGACCATCCCACTTGGTGTACCACTCCAGAACGGTATCGAACGGAGTAGAGTCGTGAGCATCAACGGGAGCGGTGATAGCGTCACAAGCAATCAGGTTCTTGTTCTGTACGCTGATAATGCCGTCGGCAATATCATGGGCCATGTCAGTATGGAAACCATCGTACAGAGAGAGCTTCTGCTTGTCCTCATCAGCACTCTCCTCATTCTCCATGTCGCCGAAGAAGAGG